CTCTGTAAATACCCAGACATGCAGAGGTGCCGTCTTTCCGAAGCGGTATTGCCAGGTATCCTAATGACTCTACCATCAAGTCCAGTGAAATAACCTCGCTTAGCATCGGCAGGAATTGTCGATTTCTTAAGAAACTCAAAACCCTGGTATCTAGCCATAAGCCTTCCAAGAGCAATTTCAGCTTGTTCTCTTTCACATCCCAATATCTCAGTGAGTTTCCCCCTACCGGCACCGAGTAACAAAGCATAAATGAACCGCTTAGCTGCTTGGCGTCCAGGACAAACGTTGCCAAGTATTCGTGCATTAAGGGAGTGAGGGTCTGTCTTATCATCTTTCTTCCCCTTGACAAGAGCTTCCGTGAACTCTTTATCGTCAATGTAATGGGCAAAGATTCTAAGCTGAATTCCTTCTGCATCAACACCAACAAGTAATCTGTTCTTTGGTGCACACCATAATGAACGCAATTCTTTACCTAATAGACTACGTTGTTCGTTAGTCTTAAATTCATTTGGGATGTTAGCTGTATTTGGCTTTTGATGAGCCATACGGTGAGTCCAAGCTCCGATACCTTGGAACACCCCTTTAATTCTCTCCGATGTGATTAAGTACTGAAGCTCTTTTTGTTTCAAACCATCCAAGAGCACTGTTACATCCGTAACAGAGGAGCCCTCTAACTTTGTTTGTGGTATGATTGTGATCCACAACCAATCTTCGTTCTCTTTTACAAATATTACATTTACCTTCTTGTTCTTTAACCATTCGATCAAAGTCTTCGATAGATAAGTGATACTTCCATTTAAGATGGTCTCGTCTACGTTCTTCTTTGGTTCTTTTTTGCTTGCGGGCTCGACTATACATTCTTTCTGCCTGGAGCCATGGAAGGTCAGATCGACGTTTTTGTCGAGCCCACTCGCAACGATACTTTCTTTCTTTATCTTTATCTCGGTACATACTAAGCTAAGCCATTCCGTTAGTGTTCTTCTTCTTGCTTCGTAGAGAATGCGCTTGGCTAGGGTTCTAGCTGGAGCGGGAGCATCAGGAGGAAGAGTACTTAAGTTCTCTTCGTTTATTCGCCACCCAGACTTTTCTAATTGTGAAAGACGAGTATACAAGGTTTGTAAGACTGTGTCAACCTCAGAAGAACGATTTCTAGTATACTTTAAGTGATTTATCTCACGTTCAACATCAACATGGGTTTTAGTTTTAGCTGTAGGGGACCAACCAGCCTCTTCTAAGACCTCTATGACTTGTTTATGAGATGAAGGGTTAAACTCCTTTATTCCATAAACAGGATATTCAACTCCAATTTCATAGTTAACTATGTTTCCCCGTAAAGATTTAGGGATGGAAGTTAGGTTTATTGTTCCGTATTTAGTTGCCTTAGGAATAAAGGTTCTAACTATGATTTCTTTAGGATGAAACTGTTTCTGGATTTGTTCATCTAATACCTTTAATTCATCAGTAACCGATCGAAGAAGAATTCTAGCATGGTTAGCATTAAAGCCAAACCCATTGTTTTGAAGATCATTACAAACATTCTGGAATCTGTGTTCCAATCTGATGGATGGAATGCGTACAGGATCATTGATATACCTAAGATATTTAAGGTATATCCTATGGCATATGTCGACATCTCGTACACAGTAATCCTCCAATTCTTGTGACCACTTCTTGAAGAAGTCTAAGTAATAGTTCTTTCCTTTCTGAAAGTCAAACTCTATCCCATAGGCCTCTATTGAGTGTCCAGGTCGAGAGTAATCAATAAGTTTGCTAACAATATAGGTATCAATGCTAATATCGGCAATCGTAGGTATTGATATTGCCAGAAGATCTCGGAGGACAAGATAATCGAAACCGAGGAAGTGATGGCCAATCCATAAAGTGACATTATTTGCAAAGTCTTTAAACCTAAGTTTTTCTTTTTCATCAGTTACGTTCCTAAATATGTAGTATTTTCCAGTGTCTATGTCTTTGCAAACAATACACCAGATCTGGGTAGGGGCAATTAGTTTATCGCACTCAATATCAATAACTATTCGCATATGGTATTGTAACGAATTTACTCTCCTTTGTCAAGCGACATCTGACAGGACAGCATCTTCTTTCGATGCTTCTAAATATGGTTGTAGTAATTCTTGATAAATAGCTTCTTCCTTCTCTATGGCAGGTCGATGTTTAGGATTATCACCGACCTTAGTCTTCAAATACTTAATTGAACTTCTCAATTGAACCATCGTATACCAACTAGCATAGTCAATAGGTCCGATTACTTGTCCGGTTATGTCTGATATCCTTCTTGCAATACTTCGTATAGTTCCCAATTATTACTGAACCTAGAACTGTCTACCCATCTCTCCAAAGACTTATCTTCTGGTAGAGCTAGACTGAGCCAGATAGATCTTTCTTTCTTAGATAGGATCGTAAATAGGAACAGAGACTCGTCTATCGTGTCTTTCTTCCTAGCCAGAAATATACAACCTTCATTCAATCCCATTAACCAATCCGGGTCTATTGGAACTTCATCTCCCATTGCAATCTGAGCTCTAGTCTTAAATTCAATAACCTTATGTTCTTGGTCTTTATCTTCTTTAACTGTCAATACTTCTTCTCCTTTTTTCATATTGATAACTCCTAACAACTGTGAAATTAGGTATCCTAGTACCTAGTTGTAGATTTCCCTATATTCTTATTAGGGATTTTCCTATATATTTTAACATATGGAGGCTTTTAGTCAAATGCTTATTATTGATCCCAAACTCTTAAGAAACACCGTTGGCACACTCTTAATCTGGTATATCTCTTAAACTTATGAAGGCCAATCAAACACAATAATTTACCGATCATTCGTATTTTTCTCCTTCATGAGGAATAAGACAGTCATATTCAAACTCATTTGCTTCGTAGTATTCCCAACCAGTTCTATGATTAGGACATTGACATCCATCTTGTATTGAATTCCAAATAGCATCGAGTAATTCTTTAAGAGTCACTGTAACCTCCAGTCTATAGGTTCCATTCCTTCTTCAACTAACTTGGCATTTATCGTACTAAATAATCTAGATGCTAGAAATGGGATCCATGCTGAATTGTGACCAGGTCTTGCAAGGCTCCCGCGTGGACTGGGATGCGATGTCTCAATAATTCCATTAGTATCTGGGTTGACAAATTTGACATATCTTCGGGCCACTCCACCCAAGAAGACGAAGACAATTCCTTTTTCCGATAGCGACTCCACAATTTCTCGCGTAAGCCAAGCCCACTCTTCCCAGTCATGGGATAAGGACTTAAATTGAGTACACGAGGGAACCGCATTCCAAAGGAGTACTCCTCGTTCTGCCCATTTATCCAGGTTACCGCGAGTGGGTTGTGTATAACCCAAATCTGACTTGTACACTCTAAATATGTTAACCAACGTCGGAGGCAATTTAATGATACTCCGTGGAACTGAGAACGCAATTCCTGTCGAAAACCCGGGGTTCGGGTAAGGGTCTTGTCCGATAATAGCAACACGTACAGTTTCAAAAGGGGTACTATCGAGAGCATTGAACAGAAGTTCTCTAGTCGGGTGATAGACATGCCCGTTCTTCTCGAGATCATCTAACTTCCCCTGCACACATTGCCATTCTCCCGAAGTCCAATACTTTAACTCATCCCACTTTTTGATCATTAAACCCCCTTATATTATCATTCGCTGCTTCTCTATATGTATGGGTTATTGGATCAAAGTATATGCTGCCTGCATAACCCGTCTTACCAGAGAACCTATTTTTTGATACAAATAAACTCGTTGTGTTTCTTTCAATGTCATTATCAGCAAGTATATCACGCTTGAGATCGATACGAATGTCAGCGTTCTTAGACAGAAGTCTACTACCGCGTGTCTGACCTTCGTCATTAACATGACTAACTTTGAGGAGTGCATAATCCAACTCCTTGACCATCATTTCTAGTCGTGTGTCGAGGTAGTCGAGCTGTTTCCGTTCGTCATCTCCAGCACTACCGCTGACAGCCATAGTGATGTGATCCAGAATAACGATGCGACAACCACAGACAGTGACGAGAAACCGAATAGTGTCGGCCAATACGTCGGGATCATCGCTCCCATAGTGAGAGTAGATACAAAGACGGTCATCCACCCGTACAACCTTCTCAAGCGCAGCAATGACTTGATCAGTTGAACAATCACAGTCCGGTATGTGGACGGGTTTCCTAAGCTCAATGCCTGCAAGTGCTTGGAGATGTCTTTGTTTAGGCTCTTCCAAATAGATTGCAGCAACGCCATAGTCAGTCTCCTTCAGGATCTTGTGTTCTATTGCGTGGCAGAACTCTGTCTTCCCAACTCCCTCCTGCGCTGTTATTAACACTGATTCTGAGGTCCGTATACCATACGTCATTGAATTTAAAGTGTCGAATGGATAAGGTATCCCTTCCGGGATGGTGGAAATCAAGATATTCTTGAATTCGCTGAGCGAAGATAAGATTGTCTCTGGGCGGTACTTCTTTGCGTTCCACCATATGTTTCTAAGCTCCTGTTCTTTCCCTTGTTGAAGGTACTCGTTAGGATCTTTTAATTCGAGTCGAACAATATAGATTTTATTGTAATCAAATAGTTTTGCGACGCGTTTAAGAGCTTCTTTGCCAGCTGCGTCGTTGTCGAAGGCGATGTATATTCGTTCAAAGCTACTAAGCCAATCACGATCCAGACTGCAATCCCTGACAGCAGTAGCAGCGCTTTGAATTGAGACCACAGGCGAGTGCAGAACTTGCCAATAGCTGTGAGCATCGTGTTCTCCTTCGGTGATGGTGCAGTACTTGTGGCTTCCCGCTGTAAAACGATCTTTTCCATATAGACCTCCCTTGGCTATTTCACCAATTGAATGGAAATCCTTTTCGGACAAGGATCTAACTTTATAGCTACCATTAAAGTAGCGAAAGCCAATAGATACAGGCTTTCCATCAGAATTAATTTTAGTTTTACAATCAAAGAAACGCATAGTTTCTTTAGATACACTACGCCATGGTAAATATTCATAAGTATACGTATCCTGCAATTTATCCCCTTCTGGTGAAATATACGCTAGACAAGAGAAACAATAACCATGTCCATCGTCATAGACACAATAAGCATCCGATGAAGAACAGACTGGACAAGCAATATGTGATTGAATTAACTTAGACACTTTCTAGTTTTGACCAATAGTAATACGGAACGTCTATCTTACGTCCGTCAACATCGAAGATATGACTATAAAATGGAGTAACAGGTTTGAACAATGCTCCGTGATCAAGCAGAGGTTCCCAGTATTCTCGAATGGGAAGATACATATGCATTTCAACTATCTCATGTTTCAATTCAGACACAGCTCTCCTATCGAAATTATTAATCTCTCTATAGGGAACATTGATTTTAACTCTTCTACGGTGGTAGTATACCTCATTTTGCATGTATCGGTCAAGCTGATAATAGTGTTTTGGACGTATTGCCCATATAAATCCTTTAACAAATGCTCTGGGTGAAGCTCTACCAATCGATTCAACAGACAGAAGCAGAGGATGGGAGAGATTACCGAGATCACGTTTCCACATAACATACTTGGAGATAGTATGTCCGTAGTATCCTGTGCTCACAGCAAGACTTCTGTCTTCCAATAGGTGGTGCATACGTAGACCAGGTAGAAACTCATTGTAGATGAACATGAGTTGCCAGTCATAACGTTCCATATGCCACATGTCTGGAGTATTGAAGTTCTCTGCTTTAAGTTCTTCCAGGAAGTGGCTGTGCTTCCTCTCAAAACTCTGCAGACGATTGGGGAGAAAGAGTTCAGGTATCTTGAGGGAGAGATTCATAGAATAATCCTCTCAGGAGGGAGGGTAAATAGGAGAGGATTATCTTCCTGCGCCGAACCTTTTGGCGGCAAGCTTGGGAGGCGCTGCCTCTTCTTTCTTTGGTATCGGTCGGTGAAGCAAGTCATGTGCTTTCCAATTGCACAGTAGGATAGACAGAGTACGGTAGGCAGAGTCCGCACCACCTTTACTCTCAACTTCTTTGGCAAGAGCAATACATTGATCAACAGTCCAAGATGCAGTATCGTCTAAGTCAATGCCAGCTTGTTGAGAGAAGCTTGGGTTCTTGTTTTCCTGAGCTTGGATCTCTTTCGGATCCAACAACATCGCAGCACTACCTTGTGCTTTGATAGTCAACTTCCGTTGATCGAGTTTCTCCTTAATGTCTTTCCTACTCAAGAAGGCAGTTACTGCGATCAGAGTATCTGGAGACATCACCGTCGAATCCACCACAACTTGTGGAGAGAGTTCTTTTCCGACTGTGTCAGTGGTCTTTGTCCCGGTCGCAACATTAGTTGCAACTGTTTTTTCACTAGCCAGGTTTCCACCCGGAGCAGCAACGATAAGTTCTTTCGGAATAAGATCCGGATTTTTAAGATACAAAGGAGCTGTAACCTGGACAATAGGTAGGTCTCGCCAGTTAGGCGGACAGGCGGATATGAAATCTTTGAAGTGCTTTTTAATTTGACTCTTGTGCTTGACAGTGTACGTAGGCGGGACCCTAACCCATATGGGTTGGCCCACAACCGGTACTTGTGCCACCACAGGAACACTCGTAGATGATGCCAATGCACTCTTAGTCGCTTTGACATCCGGGACCGCATGTACCCCAGCAGGAGTCGAAGCCGGTTCTTTGGTGTTGGTATATTTGATTTCTGTTGTGGGAGGTGCCTTACTCCCTTTGCCAAATACTTTCCGACCCGTCTCAGCAACTGTAGTAAGAGGAAAGGAAGACTCCTTGTAGTCGAAATGCTTCGAAGTCCATCCCCA